CTAAATTACTTTACCCTGAAAATTAAACTCAAATTCTCCGGTTGGTTGAATCACTACACTGTCGACCAGTGACACCCACAACTCTTCATCGAACGACGTTATGATGCTTTCCTGTTCTTCGATCCTCCTTATCAATTCTTCTATGCTACGTTTCTTGGTGCTAGCATCATCCCTTAGTTGACCCGTTGTGTTTAGCTCAGCTTTGGTAGATTTATACCTTTTTAATAACTCATTGTACTTCAAGTTATAATCATCCTGATCATATGCAACCAATGCATTTTCTTTTACAAATTGCTCAATAAGGCTTTCTACTATGCTGATCTCATTTTGAAGGAGCAACTCCTTCTCAATGAACTTACTTGAATCAAAGAGTTCTTGGGATATTAGTCTCAGGTCCGAGATGACCTTATTCTTATTCAGGAGCATTTTATTCAATTCCTCGATAAATGCCTTTTTCAAGTTCTCCTCATAAATATGAGGGGTGCTGCATTTCTCTTCGTCTTTATACTTGTGATTACATTGCCAAATTACACGTCGATACTTGCTGTTCGAGTGCCAGACTTTACTCCCATAATAACTTCCGCATTGGCCACATTTTATTCTCCCTGAGAAGCAACTAATTCCAGTCTTATACCCATTATGTTTCTTGCGCAAATTTAATTCATATTGCACCTGCTCAAATACCTCGTGACTCACTATGCTTGGATGGCTGTTATCAATGTAGTACATGGGGAACTCCCCTTCATTCTTCTTCTTTTTCTTGGATAGGAAATCCACAGTAAAGGCTTTTTGAAGTATTGCATCTCCTTTATATTTTTCATTCGTTAGGATGCTTCTGACTGTGCTTACATGCCATTTTTCTTTACCACCAGGAGAGGGGATTTTCTCATCAGTTAGTTTCTTCGCTATCCCACTTGGAGTCTTTCCTTCAAGAAAGAGTCTGTAGATCCTTCTAACCACTTGAGCTTCTTCCTCGACAATCTTTGGAAGGTTATCCTCACCTTTTTCATATCCTAGAAATTGACCGTATGGTAAGTTGACCTTTCCTTCTGCGAATCTCTTTCTCTGGCCCCAGGTTACATTTTCACTGATGCTTCGTGATTCCTCTTGCGCAAGGCTGGACATTATCGTAATGAGCAATTCTCCCTTACTATCTAATGTGTAAATGTTCTCCTTTTCGAAATAGACCTCTACCCCTTGTTCCTTAAGTTTTCTGACAGTAGTCAACGTGTCTACAGTGTTCCTTGCGAATCTTGATACTGACTTAGTAATTATCAGGTCAATCTTCCCGTCTATTGCGTCATTGACCATCCTATTAAAGCCATCTCTCTTTTTCGTAGTTGTAGCTGAAATTCCCTCATCAGCATAAACCTCAACAAACTCCCACTCTGATTTTGATTTTATGAATTGTGAATAATAGTTCCTTTGCGCTTCAAAACTCGATAATTGTTCCTCGTTATCTGTGGATACCCTGGCATAAGCTGCGACTCTCCGCTTAGCAGTCCAGATGTTTGAAGATATCTCACTAAATTTCTTTGCTACTGGAATAACCGTAATTGATTTCGCTAAGCTCATTAACAACCCTCCTCAAAGTATTTACTTTTTCCACTTACCAAGTTAAATGTTAATGCTCCATTGGGGCTTACTAATACTGTCTGTACCTGTTTTCTGATCATGACTTTATCCAAGCAGCCATTTCCCAGAGTTCTATTCAGTAGCTCTAAGAATCTGCTTTCTCTTACATATTTCGAACTGCATGCATCCTTGCCGTAGTCGATGAGACTTCCACAAACTAGATATACTCTTCCATTATTATGTTTTCTTCTATAGTATTTCCCGCATTCTGTGCATTTGAGCAAGCCCTTAAGAGGATTCTCCATCGTCTTTTTGCTAGATCCCCCTTCGGTCCTATTCTGCAAAATCCTATTCGCTTCATCAAAGATTTCTCTGGATACTATGGCAGGATGTGAGTTCCTTACATAATACTGGGGTAATGCTCCATTGTTGTTTACCAATTTCTTCTCTAGATGGTTTGATACATATCTTTTTTGAAGGAGTGAATCTCCAACGTATTTCTCATTCTTAATGATCTTCATTACTTTAGCCGAAGTCCAAGCACCGCCACGAGGCCTCTTAACATCTCGTGCTCTAAGGCCATTGGCTATCCTAGTTGCACCAATCCTACCAATGTAGTCATTGAAGATCTGTCTAACAATCTGAGCTTCAAATTCATTAATTGAAATGGACCTTCCGGAAATATCGTAACCGTACATAAATCGTAAGTTTATGGATTCACCTTCTGCATAGCTTTTCCTTACTCGCCACTTGCAGTTCTCGCTTACAGATAAACTTTCTGCTTGAGCAAAAGAAGCGAGGATAGTTAGCATTAGCTCACCATCCCCGCTTATCGAATGAATATTTTCTTTTTCAAAGTACACATCAATGTTAAGTGCTTTAAGTTCTCTTACAACCTCAAGCATTGTCAGTGTATTTCTAGCAAACCTTGAGACTGACTTTGTGATTATCAGATTAATTTTGCCATCTCTGCAGTCACTAAGCATGTTTTGAAACTCTTCTCGGGTATCCTTAGTACCTGTCTTAGCTTCATCTGCATATATTCTAACAAATTCCCACTCTGGATTCTTTTGAATCAAATCGCTGAAATAGCTTATCTGAGTAGAAAGTGACTGATGCATTGAGTCCTTGTCCGAAGATACTCTCGCATATGCAGCAACTTTCTTCTTATAAAACTTGGGTGGTGCTGAAGCCTTAATTACTCTTATGATTCGGGTCATCTGATCTCCTCCTTTCAGCACCAATGTTAACTCTTATCTTGATACATAGCAACTACATATACCACTATAAACTACCAATCATTGGTTTATATCTAGCAATCAGCAGGTTGTTTATTTTGCGAAAATCTTCATTGTTTATGATATTTTGATTGAGGATTGATTTAGCTACAGCCTTAGAAATTCGATAATCCTTCTCTCGTTCAAACTGTTCTTTTGTCATATGTTTCTCCTTACAACCCATTAATCATATTTTATGAAGCTCTCAAACCCTGCAGCCTTCAGCTTAGCAACAAGCTCCTCAGCATTACTCTTTTCTTTGAACGCACCAGCCTGGACCCGATAAAGCCTGTCTCCAGTTGCCTGCACCTTCTTCGCAATTCCAAATGTTTTTACAAGAGCATCAACATAGGCCCTCGCTATCTTATCCTTATTGTCTATGATCCATTTTGCTGTGGCCGGGTTATCATGGAAGTCAGTCTCTGCGAGAACTGCTGTTATCCCTGTCTTGTATGGATTCCTTACCTCAGCTAGACCATATCCAGCATAGAGCTCCATACCATTCTTAACAGCTGTGTCCCTGTTTGACCGTATCGGGCAGATAGCATTTAGCTCTCTGACAATGTTTCTAGCCAGTTCCTTGCTGCCATCACTGTTAGGATGATAGAAGGCCACAGCACCGCTGGCCTTTCCTTTTCCACCTGCATTTGAATGAATGGCCAAGTAGACATCGCAGCCCTTATCTTTGGCTTCCTTTGGCCTTCCTGAAGCGTTTATTGTTAGATTTGTAGTAGCAACTACAGTCTCACACTCATATCCTGAATCCAGGATTTGCTTGATCTTAGCTGCTACTTCCTCCATCTCAACTTTCTCATTAGTATTGCCCACAACATATATATTGTCAGGCTGATTGCTCGGTGACAGGTATATCCTCTTAATTCCCATCTTTGTCTCCTCCTTCATTTAGCTGCTGCAGAACATCTCTTAATTTCTCAGGAATAGGCAGACCTAATCTCGTAGCATTCTCCAAGATGCTTATTCCCTCATTAGATATATAGAAGAAAATCACTGCAGTCCTTATTACTCCAACCTTTCCCAGAATATTGATATCTATGATGTTTCCAAGTGCCACGAGTGAGAAAATCACGACCTTCCTGAATATGCCCTTTCCACCAATGTCACTTGAGATCTTACGGTCAAGCATTGCGCACATTACACCAGTAATGTAGTCAATTGTTACGACAACTACCAAGGCATATAGAAATCCATCAAATCCTCCCATAAACCATCCCAACCACCCTCCTATTGCCGCAAAGGCATACTGTATGCTATTCCACACTTCTTTCATTCGCTGTTCCTCCTTATTTTTGTGTATAATAAAACGCCTTGGATTTCCAAGACGCTTTCATCGTTTAGTTCAAGTATCTGCTTTTTTCAAGATCCTTTAGATTAACATCCGTCATACTTAGTTTTTCACCACATTTACATTTACCAGAGTACTCCCTGAAAGTTACACAATCATCCATTGTAATCCGATAATCGTGCAGGACCTGTTTCTTACCACAACCGCATTCTACAACTACCACATTATCCCCTCCTAAGTTTATTATGCTGAGGAGATTAGTTTTCAAACATAAATATCTGGTTCCCTTCTCATTTCTGCAAGAATTTCTTTTTGAAGCCTAGAGTCACGCGTATCAGGGACATCCATAATAGATTCATCGCCACAGTTGAAACAGAACATGTGGTATTTTCTTATTAGTTTTTTCTTTTCACAGACGAGATCATAGTCCAGTGCTATTAGTTCTCCACCACAAATCAAACATTCATACAAAGCAAACACCTCCAGAATCTATATATGCTGGAGGTGTTTAAATGGCACAGTTTTAGACTACAAATCGAGTCCATTTAATATTGTCTTTAGCTCACGCATTTCATCGGCTGACAGCGTTATGCCCTTTCCCATCTTTTCACCCTCTGGTGCCCATTCGCGAATATCAAACTTCGCTTCCTTATCATTCCAGGATATGCTTCTTACTTCCTTGGTCCAGCCTGATTTGCTTGTGGAAAGCACTCCGTATTTTGCAGTTACCTCATATTTAATTTCAGCCATATTCGGTCTCCTTCACTTTTTTTATAGGTTGTATAGGTACCACTTCATGGTGTCCCGCTCATACTTCATTTTTACAGTTGTTGGTCTATCTTCCACCACAGCATCACAAAGATAAGTGTACATGATGTTTCCTGCTAACTTCTCAGTCTTTTTGTCTCTGATCTTCTTGATTGAACCTTTCATGTACTCGTCATTTATCATAAACCTGAATGTTACAGGCCTCGGTGGTTCTCCTGGTTTGCTGTATGCTAGTGTCTCAACTTCTAAGAGATTGGTCTGCATTCTTATCACTCCCTCTTTCCTTGTGTAACTATTATAGAACATATGTTCTATAAAATAAAGAGGAAATTTGGGCTAAACTACATTAACCTGCTGCCATCCTGCCGGATATGCTTCCGGACTCCATACATTTCCATCAATGAGGGACACATATATTAGTCCATTGAATGTTACTCTATCTCCAGTGCTATATGCATCGTGACTACCTGTTGGTTGGATCCATTCGGGAATCACACTTTCTGGCACAATCTTCTTAAATAGAGCTGGAGTGGCATCAGGAGTCCAATCTGCCTGTGATGTGTGACCTGGTGCAATAACTTCATAAAGATTGCTCTCATACTTCACAATAGTACCAGCAGAGTAGTCAATCCCCGGTTCCCATTCAGGATAGATATCCATGAGCTCAAGCATCTGCTCAACTGTCAGCTCAGTCTCCAGGAGCGTTTCCTTGTACTTAATATTTAGATTCACCACTTCTTCCTTTTGAATGTTGACTCGTAAAACCTCAGCTGTCAGTTCAATTATCTTCTCCTCAGGAAGTAGGTCTTTATCGAGCAGATCTACCAGACTCTCAATGACTGTTCTCAATTCCTCAGTCGCTTTTCGAATCACAATCTCCGTGGAAACTGTATCCTTGAAATACCTGATCTGGTAGCTGTCATCGTACTTGTATATTGTTATATGACTTATCATTTCATCCCTCCTTACTTTACCTCTCTCCAGACATCTCCAACATTTACATAGGCTTGGACCACCTGCCGCCAAGTATCGCTTATGTTTACATACATGCTTGAAGGCTGTTTCCAAACGTCACCTACATTTAACTGGAATGCCGGAACCTCGCTGTAATCAACATAGAGCCTTGGGTTGTATGCGTTGTTTGGCGCTGCACTCTCCTGAGTTCTGAAGTATGCCATTGTTGCGGTGCTGGATAGGACCTTGATTCCATACTTCCCTGCTCCACCTTCATACCAGGCTCTCACGATATTTGTTACTGGTACTGCTACATCAACGTTAAGAGTGGTTCCTGTGCTCACCGAGTTGTCCCCATCACCTGCAGCTGAAGGCATGTTGTTCCAGGTTATTGTGGTTGCGCCCCATGCTGCAAGCCATCTCTGCGCATAGATTGTCGCTGCTCCAGACTCAAGACTATAAAGTCTTAGATACAGAGTCGCTGAGTTTATCCTGCAGTTTGCAGGGATAGAGCTTAGGTCCCAATTGAGGGCCATTATTCTAGCTGTGGTGCTTGTCTGCCTAAGTGTATTGCTCGTTGCAGTTCGATATACGCTGTTAGGTCCATCCTGAAGGCAGTTGTTATCAACATTGGCGTTTATTGTTACTGTTCCCATTAATCTTCTCCTTACACATACTTCAGGTACACAGTTCCTGTAGGCACTGTACTTGCTGTAGGCGGAGCTCCTGTTCCTGAGATTATTCCAGCAACCATTGGAGTAGTGCCACTAACATAGTCAGAAAGGGAAATTGAAGTATTATCGTGGGCATGGGATACTGCAGCATCAGAGGTGTAAATCCTAGTCCATGATGCAGCCACATTGCCATCTGTTGTCCTACCAAAGAAGGCATTGCCTGTTCCACTATAATCTATCCAGATTCCACCCCAACCTCTGGCCATATCTCTTGAGGCAACCTTTATGAAGTAGCCATAGTTGGATACAGGTGGAGCACCTACTGATGTGTGAGAAATGAATCCACAATACCCATTAGGCAGATCTCCCCAGGCAGATGCTGATGCCAGTGTTACAAGAGGCGATAAAGTCCTTCCGATAAGTGTCGCAGCTCCTGATACGAAACTACTCTCCAGTATTGTTCCCTTGTAGAAAGCATCTCCTCCGATATCTAATGCTCCCTGCTCCCAGACCTTACCAACTCCTATCCCGGTCTTACTCCAGGACATGGCAACTTCGCCACTTGAGAGCACATATCCTGCAGTCACTGAGTTGAATTTATCACTTACCGTTAACAGGAGATCATAGCTGGTAGTTGCTGTATATGTACCATAAACCGGAGATACACTTAGTGCGGTTGTTCCAACAGCAAGACTTGTGTTGACGTGGGTGGTAGTCCAAGTACCGCTAGTCCTTAATTTTGATTTTATCGAGTATGTTATCTGATTCTTGCTGTTTAGACTGCTTATTGTTGCAGCTGCAGTGTATTTACCATATGTTCCAAGAGGTGAAGCATTACCTCCACTATCACTTCTAAATGCAGAAAAAGCAGAAATTTCAGGAGCATTGTACGTTAATAACGTACATGTTACATTCTTTGAAGTGCTTATTCTCCCTCGGCTATCAGTAACCGTTGCTGTCGCTACAAGGGATCCGGTAGAGATTACTGCTCCTGTGGTGCCTACAACACTTGATGTATTTGTGTATGTTACTGAGTTGAAAACAACCTTAAATGATGAGATGGAGCTGGACTTCACCCCAGCAGCTCCATTAATGGTGAACTGGATCCTGCTCAAAGTTTGAGCAAAGTTATTCGTGCCCAGCACCAGATTTGTAACTGCAGTTACTGTCTCAGCAGCTGTTACGCTCGATAGGGTTGGAATGATGTCTGTTCCAACATTAGCTGTAGCAGAAGCGCTCTGAGTGCTTCCAATCTGGGATCCGTTAAGCTTTGTGGTCACATAGGCTGTAGCCGTAGTAGATACTGCTGAAGGTATCGTTGCATAAATCTCATCGAGCTGTGCTGCAGAGAAAGTGTAGCTATCCTGAGCCAAGTCACCGCTTGTTTCAATTAATGCGCCACCAATGTTTATCTGAAAAGTGTTGGTGAAACTTGTTGAATACCTTGGAGCTGTTACTATCACTCCGGATCCGATAGTGAAGTCAGGGAAGCTTGTTATTAATGAAGCCCGTGGAATTGTATCCAGCGTGTAGCTCTGTGTAGGTATAGTCACAGTGCCAATGTAACCTGCTGCGAAGTTAACATTAAACTGTTGTGTTCCCCCAATTGTGAATGAGGCCTGCCCTTCAGAGTTGTGATTTATTACCCTTGTTGTATTTCCAAGTATCCTTACAAGTGTTGGATCCAGAAGGGTAACATAGTTTGGACTGAAGGTTGTGGTTGTTCCATTGCATGTTATGGTTCCGGTTTTTCCAGCAGTTGAATTGATGTCAGCTGAAGTGTTGTTTCGCCAAAGTTTGAAGGTTATGCTAATGGTGCTCGTATTAGCATTAATATCCTGGGTAGCACTCCAGTCCCAACCCAGATAAAAAACATCGTTATACCAGTACCAAGAATCATACGAATAACTTCCTGATAACGCCAATCATACTCACCTCCTATCCAATCCACCTAACCAGGGTAATATTTGCATCATATTTTTCTACCTTATGGTTTCCAACAACCATTGAATCCAGCACCTGCACTGATTTGATATACATTATCTGTCCATTGATGTATGCAACTGTAGCTTCTCCATCCTTGAAGTTCATCTGCTGGTTAGTAATGTTTATCTTCAGATTGCTGTTGTTATCACCGATGGTTAGACCTGTTACGTCATCGAATTTGAAGTACTGATTGATGTCTTCTACAGTGCTCAAATCAGCCTTTCCATTAAGCGCCTGTTCTATTGATGTTCCAGCATAGCTTATGTCATTATTTGTTAACCTTCCAGCTCCTAGGCTGAAAGTACCATCAGCAAGGTTAATCCAGCTGGATCCATTCGCTGATTGAAGGATTCCCGTCATTACTATATTTGCACTGAGCTCACCAGTTGTTACGAAGGAAGCATTGATCCTTCCATCATTGGTTATTGCGATTGGAAAATTACCATTGATTCCGGATGAACTGTAACCTAAGCCATTTATATTCCATCGCCAAATCTTCTGAGCTGTAGCTGGATCATCAGTATCCATGATGAGGATTTCACCATTTCGCTTTAGTACGTAACCTCCAAGGGCAGTAGTCAAAAGTGTAGTCGCATTTAAGATTGCAGCATTTAAGTCCGAATTATTCCTCTCAACAGTCTGGGCTAACACTTTTTGTGTGTCAGAAATCTTTGTAATACTCCCTGACATCCTTTCCTTGAAATCCCCGATCTCAACCATTGAAGTTCTGCCAAGAAGCAGATCCTTCTCAATGCTTATTACTCTTGATTTGTGGTCAATACCTAAGTCGAGATGCCTGCAGGTTACTGTATCCCCGAGCTCCACCTTAACCAAGTTCTTGAAATTCCTGTATTCTTCAGTGTTCTCCAGGTTTAACATATCAACTTTGATATTAGTGACTGGAAGGTCGCACTTAGAATCAGTGAAGTAGGAAGTAGCAGCCTCTCTAAGCTGTGTAATTGCCTGTTCTTCAGTTGTTTCCTCGTCTATACCAATATCTATCTCCACTTCCTTGATCCTTGGAAATACGTAGGAACTAACATACGGACTATCCGCATAAACTTCAGGAAGTTCCAGTCCATCTCTACCTTTTGGCCTGATCCTGGTTACTAAGGCATCGTAGTCTTCCGTTACTTCCACATCTAGAATATTCTTCCTGTATGAGATCGTTACTCCGCTATCCTGCCCTCTTTGGCCTAGAATCGAGATGAGCCAGCCGTCTAGTTTCAGTTCTCCATTCCAATTGGAGATAATGCTGTCGCTCCCCATGATGCAGTCTGTGACATTTCTATTTATGAAGTACTGAGTTGCTGGTGTTGAAATATCTGAGAAAGCTGTAAATGGGTGCAAATAATTAGCTGCCCCAAGAACATCTTCCAGGGCAGCCTGAGCTCCTTTATTAGTTGGCCTAATATCTCTGACTTCGTTATAGATCAAATCCCAGAACACATGACGTGAATATACATACAGGCTTGTCATCCCTTTCCGGGTCTTATATATCCTGAAGGGCTGGTCATAAGCGTGAATAATCCTTCCTTCAATGATCTCTTTCCATTTCCCAGTAGTATCGTAAATTGCTTCAAATTCAGCACTGTAAAGACCATTGAGAACTTCTTTAGAGGTAGCCTTAATAAGGTTATTAAGCACATTTATTCCGTTGGATATGAAGGTTGTTGCATCTTTTTCAAATAGCCTGATCAAACCTCCACCTCCTACAGATTTCGCCAGTTGGGCACTATCTCAAGCTTTGTTACTGTTCCGGTCCAAGAGATTGAGTTATTGCCTTGGACAAACACCGGAAACTCTCCTTGCATATCGTTATTCTTTCCAAGTAGGTCCTTGTATGCCTCCTCGATTTCGCTGTTCAGGGTCACATAGTCCGTAACATTACTCAGAATCACATTAGCTGAATTCACAGTCAGGTTAATACTTCCAGAGCCAAACACAGTGATTATTGGCCTGGATGATGCAGTTCCAGGATTAACAAGACCTCCTGGTGCAGTTATGGTCTGGAGTGTTAATCCACTCTCCAGGTAACCGTATGGCTGGCATACGAACTTTAGCTTTACTGTTCTTAGGTAAAGTAGTCTCTTGAAGTCAATTGAACCACTTAACCTTGCCTTATAGAAAATATCAGGCTCACTTGATAGTACCAAGTTCCCACTTCCTCGTATCCATGACTTTATAGCATTAAGCTGGTCTACGTCCTTAAGTGTTATCTCTAGCTCTTTTTCAACTGGAGCTAAGTTTCCGTGATCCTGGAACAAATATCCATCCCGACCAGGAACCTTGAGAAATTCACCATCTTCCTTTGCTGACTGAATTGGAGGGAGAGTGTTCACAACAATGGAATAGTCTCTTGAATCAATTCCATTAAACTTAAAGTATGCCCCCATCAGTATGCCCCTCCCCTCGATAATCTTTCGTCAGCAAGGCTTTTTGACATTAGTTCATCAAAGTAATCATAGAGGCCACTTGTAAGTTTCCTGCCATCAAGGTATACATCAACTTTCTTTGCTGCGATTTGCCTTAATAGGTAGATCATCTCCTTGAACTCATCACCCCGACCCACACTTAGGGACCTCATGGCATCAGCCATGATTGGGACTAAGCGATTAAGTGGCAGTATTGCTTCACCACCAGTACCTGACTCCCCACCTGCAAGAAACGAGCTACCATCAAATCCAAATATTGTAGGATCCAGCATAAGTCCGCCTTCTCTATACCACTTGATACCAAAGGATGGAACCTGCGGTGGTGAAAGGCTAAACTTTCCTTCTATCTCAAAGTGTGGAAGCTTGACCTGAGGCAGTTTGAATTCCGGTAGTTTCAAGTTCTTGAAGAAACCTACGATGGCCTCAATAGCAGATTTAACAGCATCCCTAGCCTTGTTTATGGAACTTGATACTGTGTTAGTTACTCCATTCCATACACTGATTCCTGTAGCCTTTACTGTGTCCCAGTTCTTATAGAGAAGTACCCCTACAGCTATAAGTCCACCGATTGCAGCAACAGCTATTCCTATTGGCCCTGTGATAATTGCTATGACTCCACCTGCTGCAGATATCGCCCCCGAAACTGCACTGAAGGCCGACACTGCTGCACCAACGATTGATACGACCTTACCTATGACAAGGATCACTGGCCCGACAGCAGCGGCAACAAGGGCAACCTTCACTACCATCTCCTGTTGCTCCTTTGATAGTCCCTGAAAGCTGTCCATGAGTGGCTTCACTACACCGATTAGGCTTTCAAGTATCGGTATGAGTATCTGTCCGAACTGAATACCTATTAGTTCTGCCTGTTCCTTCATTGCTCTTATCTTATTTGTTGGACTATCCATGGTTCTTGCCAAGTCTCCCTGGGCATTCTTGGTTGAATCAAGGATTACACCATACCTGGCTTGAACCTTCTGGGCTTCAGTAAGTTCTTCACCTTGCTTTGCTATTCCATTGGTATATGCATAGGTCTTTATTGTGTTGTCATTAACGAGTATTCCTAGAGCCTTCAGTGGCTCTGCTTCTCCTGATATACCAGCTCTTAACTTATTGAAGGCTTCATCTGGACTAAGGTTGTAAAAGGATGCCATGTCATAGGCCAGCTTAGTCAATCCTTCTGACATTCCTAGTGATTCATCTGAAGCAAGGCCCATGGAAGTAAGCATTGCATTGTAGGTAGCAACATTGCTCCTAACATTGTATGCATTAAGGCCAAGTGCCTTTGACATCTCTTCAGACCAACCTCTTGCTTCACCTTCAAGGCCACCCATGGACACTTCGAAGAGGTTTTCTGATTCTATTGCGTCCATTGCCATCTTTGTGGCTGCAGTTCCTATGCCCAGGATTGGAAGTGACACTGCAGTGGATAGGTTCATACCTACTGACTGCATCTTCTCACCCACTGCCTTCATCTTGTCACCAGCTTTATCAAGGGCTTCAGACAAAGTGTTCCATTCAGAGGTTTTTTTCTTAAGCTCTTCCGATGTATCTCTCAGTTCCTGCTGCATCTTGCTGAGCTCAGCATTGGCATAGTTCAGCTTAATCTTAAGGTTTTCAGAAGCCTTTGAGTCTTCACCCTTTTTATCTACACTTTCCTGGTAGCTCTTAGAGAGTGCTTCAACTTTGCCTTTTTGAATCTCAATCTGCTGGTTTAGGCTATCAGACTTAAGCTTCAATCCTTCTGCAGATTTCCCGAAATCACCAAGCTTTGCACTGGCTGCGGTAAACTCGCTCTGCACAAGCTTTAGGCTTCTCTGGATTTTATTGACTCCTTCCTGGAACCCTGTATCATCAAGACCAATTCTCGCAACTACTGTACTGCTTCCTCCAGCCAAATTTACCACCTCCCTTACAATGGAATGTTGTCGATTGTGTCTACTTTATTGTCATCAATACCATTTACTGCTTTGTATATATTGAACAGTCCATGAAGCTTACGTGGAGTGCTTTTCCAAAACTGTTCCTCATTCATCTTGAGGATTACAGTCCCCAAATAGTAAAGCCACTCCCAGTCCCATTCTATGGAACCTGAGTGGCTTTCACTTCCCCCGAGGTTTCATCAACCTCAGGCAATGCAATACTTAGTGCTTCATTGATCACTGTACCGAGCCTTTCAAGATCATCAAGGCCAAGCATAGACCCCACATTCTTCAGTGTTACACTTTCATCCTCGACCTTGACTGCTGCGTATACCAGAGCTCTCACTGCCTTTATCTTCATCCTTTGGAGATCATCAAAGGCCTTGTTCAAATCACCGTATATCTCTTCCAGTTCACAAAATGTGTTTAGATTGAACTTCAACTCGTACTCCTGCACTCCAAGTCTGAACTTTATTCCTTTATCCTTTAGATTACTTCCTTTCAAAATTGCCTCCAAAAAAATAAGACTTGTAATTACAAATCTTATCGTTAAATATTTTTAATTGTCTATATGAGTTATATTTGGTCTACTCAAAGTAAATTGTGCGCGAATAATTTAATTACCCAAAATATTGCTTTGTCCCACAGCTTCTTCAATCTCTTTTCCAACTGTTATAAAGCCAGACATTACAACGTTAACTAACTCATCTTCAATTTCAGAAATATACCAAGTCCCATCCACTTTTACACATTCAATCTTCAGCGATTCTTCTTTGAAATTATCATTAGTAGTTTCTATTTTACTTTTCAATGCATCTTGAAACATTTGATTGATCTCATCATCTGTAGGCAACTCAGAAGAAAATGCCAGTGATGTTATTTTAATCATAAAGTCAAAAAATGTATCCCGAAATATCGGTCCCCCATCGATATACTTAACATCAACACTAACAACAGCTTTATCACCAGTAGTTTCTATTCCTGAAACCTTAAAGGTCATTTTTGATGCATTAGTCTTTAGATACTCGACGAAGTATTTGATTATCTCATCTTCCTCAACAGAAATAAGTTCCTTTGTACCAGTAATGTGCTCAGTATTGCTTGGCACTATAGATACCGCCATTACTTGTGTGTCTAACTTTTGCGCCGCAGAAAGATAATTGTTAATTGGATCCTCTGGTTTTGATTTACTTCCGCACGCCGAGATAGATAGCACCAACAGACATAATGTGATTACTAAGATGATTTTTCTCATTACTACCCCCATAATTATATTCTTGCACTTTACTTACTCCTTAAGTAATTTCCGTACATCAATATAATATCATATTATCACATGATATTGCACTTTTAAATAAACTATGAGTGGTAGCATAAATGGTTGATAAAGTTATATTGGAGTAGGCTCTGCTGGAACAGCAGTAAACCATCCAGAAATTATTGTTGGATCTGCTCCAACTTCATCTTCATCTGCAATAAACCTGTAGTTACCATCGAAGTCCCTGGCAAAGAAGGTCCCCTTAAGCTTGGAGCTCTTTGGTGCAGGCTTTCCTGCTTCAGTATCAAATTCATCTGATGTCAGCTCGAACTTACCCTTGAGGAGCCACACGAACCTGTACTTCCCATTTGCTTTCTTTGATTTGAATCCCATGGCAATAGTTGGTGGTAGATCATCCTTACTTTCAATGAGAACACCCTTTACAACCTTTGCTCCCTGGAGTGTGGCTCTGCTTGTAAGTGAGAGCTGGTTCAGCTCTATCTCAACTTCCACACTGTCGAATGCTGAAATAACGTCCTCAACTATATCATCAGAGTATATGTTCTCTGAGTTCACTTTAGGAGATATTTTTGCACTTACCGCTCTCTCAAGCTTCTCTGGAACTCCATAGGTTGCTCCAGTTCCATCGTCCTTAGTAACAGTAGCTATGTGAATATCTTTAAGTCCAATTTGTCTTGGCATTTTATCCCTCTCTTTCTTCTAGGTAGTAGTACCTCAGCGCTTTATGGTAAATCCCTGTATCCGGTTCATAGAGATCAGCTTCATCTATTCTAGTAAACCCGGCATTCCTCATCTGGCTCTTCACTTGAATCACTAGGATTTCATAATCAATCTTAGACCATATATCAACCTGCAAATATCTACCTGTCAGGCTCTCCTCATCATCTTCGTAGGCTTCACCGGCTTGGAAGTATTCATGGAATGTTATGTATTGAGTGGCAGCACCTGAATGCTTCTGAAATTTTACAGGGACTCCAAGAGGGGTCAAAGCTTCTAGTATCTTCTTATTCAACCTCTTCCAGCCCCCTTTCAAGTTCTTCTCTTATCACATTAGTGATTTCTCTTTGGTTTTCTTTAAGTGACTTCTCAGCCCAATGCTGAGCCGGTATCTTCGAAGTACCAAATTCAGAAAACTTCGAATAGAAGAATTCTGATGCATCATCCTTGGTTGGCCCGATGTTTACAAAATCTATCCCGTCAACCTTCTCTTTCTTAGATACTTTGATGTGATCAGCCATGTGTTTCTTAGTATCCTTGGATCTGGGAGCTTTTTCTTCCATGCTTTTCTTAACCAGGTCACCAGCTTTACTCAATGTTCTTTTCTTAATTGTCTCGCCCTTATCTCCAAGTTTATTAACCTTATCAATAAGCTCCTGTATCCCTTCAAGAGAAATCTTAGCCAATGGGATCCACCTCCTTTGCCTGTATCTCTACATACTCATTCCGATACTTGATGTTATCTATGGCGGTAATGTTGTAGACCTTGCCTTGAAAGAGGATCTGCATCGATTGGTCCAATCCACTCATATACCTTATAGTGAATTTCACTGTATTCTCAGCTTGTACAGCCTTAGCTGTAAAGAACTCCTTCCCATGAAGGTTGGATACCTTAGCCCACACTTCCTTTAATACTTCAGGCGTCTCCACCTCATACCCATTCTCATTAGTTGATATTGTGACACTCTGAATTGTAATTCTATGTCTCATTTCACCAATGGTCATGATTACCACCCATCTTTCCTGTATGGGCTTAGTAGGCCAATCATCACATTGATGACTTCCTTCATATTCAGATCTTCCCTCTTCTCGTATAGGTTAGCAATGCAGTATAGGACTGCTTGTCTTATGGACTCAGGAACAACTGTTAACTCTGTCAGTGGGAACCTTAGGATGTTCTCACATATTTCCTCACTTGTACTAATGAAAGAGGAGATGAGTGCATTGTCCTCATCTCCATCTATTTTCAAAAACTGCTTTGCTTCTTCGAGCGTAACCAACACACTCACCACCTTTTATGCATATAAAAAGAGACCTATTCGGTCTCTTAAGCATCATTTTTTGTTCTGTAGCAGCAAGGTCAAAATATAGTTATTCAAGCTTCTATTTACACTCTCGGCTTCTTGCTTTAGTTCTTCTTTTAAGTCTAATGGTAAAGTCAGCAATATTCTGGTCTTATCCTTTCCAACCAACCGTCATCACTCCCGATTCATATTTATGCACAATTCATGCTAATGCTAATGGTATCACAAAATACATGAAGAATTAAAGTATATTCTTTCTATTTACGGAATATAGATAGCTAATCAGGAGCCTCTGACCACTTGCTTACTCAGAAAGCATTAGACCTGCAGCCTTAAGTTTTGCTATCAATGCATTCAGATCAACTACCACTCCAGCCACAGTGGAAGCTACACTGTCAGCCTGCAAAGCTGCAGGCTTCATTTCACTTCCAGAGAAAGAGAGCTTCCCACCGGTTACGATGTCAAGCTCTCCTCCAATCACTGTCTTTTCTCCACCTTGCTCTGTGTAGTTCTTTACGTTACTCAAATTACTTCACCTACGCTTTCTGCTGGAGGACCTTTATGGCCTCTGGAAGTATGAGCTTTCCATCAACTCTCTGAGTTGCTTTGAATCCTACCTGACCTGTAGCAGCATATAGCTCGTTCAGCCTCTGGAATGATCTACCCTGCCTATCTGCTACCCAATAGTATCCGAAATCACCAAAGGCTATGGTCTTAGCACTTGATGCTATAGTCGGCACATAGGCTGAAGTCTTAACGGGCTTATTTAGGATTGTATCAGGAGTTCCAGCAACTAGTGATGGTGTCCAGATGTACTGCCCGTTACCATCTTTCAATTTTCTTATGACCTTAACAGTCGCATCATTCGTGACAAAGACTGCATTTTTTCTGTACGGCGATTTAAGACTATACATCAAGTCAATTATCTCGTCCGCTGTAATAGCCGTTGCTGTAGCTGCAGTTACACCGAGTGTAGCTCCACCTGTTGCATTGAATATTCCTGTTGGCTTTCCTGAACCATCACCTATGAAAAAGGCCTCTTCTTCCTTTGCTCCTATCCTTCTTGCAAACTCCTTTGCAATGTATGCTTCAAGGTTGAATACACTATCATTAAGCAGTTCCTCGGAAACCTTGATCATTGTAGATAGCTTGAATGCTCCAATCGAAACGAGTCCGAAGGAATCATCTGATTCAGGAATTGGCGCTTCTTCTTCAACCCATGACGCCGTCCCCTTTGATGCGACAATCGGTATTTTCTTATCACCTGATGATGTGTTTATGATCTTGGCCAGGCTCCTGAATAAATTCTCCTCCTCAAGTGCCTGTATTAGGACCTTCTCAAACTCATCTGGCGCAAGGTAACCACCTTCGCTGTCAGTTCCTATCTGCAGAGCATTCTGGATATCGAAACTATTCTTGCTTCTCAGTGCTTTCCAGAAAGCAGCTTTGTACTCATCAGTTGCCCTACCAGTTTTCATCTCCATTCCACCATTTGGCTTCATGGTTATGGGGGTATTGACCGCCTTAGAAAGCTCAAGGTCGAGTGCCTGCTGCCTTTCAAGTCTATCAATCTCCTTTCCAAGATTCATAACATCAGCTTCCATCTTGTCGTAAGTTGCAGTGTCTTCTGCAGAAATAAGTCCGTCATTACCTCTCTTTGCATCAAGGAATGCCTTTGCAGCATCCCATGCTTTTGCTCTTTTCTCTCTAAGTTCCAATATCTTATTCATTCATTTCCTCCTAATATTTCAAGAGACTTAATCTCTTATCGAGTTCACTTATTGCTGTCTTCTTTTCCTTTTCCTTCTCAGGAAACTTCTCCTTGAGGGAGTTTAGTACAGTCATCTTGCTGAATACTGCACCTTCTATGGAATGTGCCCCTTCCTTTCCATTCTCAAACATGACCTCATCTGCAAAGCCAAGCTCCACAGCTTTTTTTGCATTGAACCAGCTTTCAGCATCCATGAAATGAGATAGCTTGGTTCTTGATAGCCCCGTCTTTAACTCATACGCATTGATTATGCTTTCCTTCACTTCACCAAGCATTGCGATCGCCTTCTCCATTTCCACAGCATCGCCAAAAGCCATGGTCATGGGATTATGCACCATTAGCATCGAGACCGGGGACATCATGACCTTTGCTCCGGCCATTGCTATGACCGAGGCTGCGCTTGCTGCAAGGCCATCTATTTTCACGGTCACATTACCTGGATACTCCTTCAACATGTTGTATATCTGGCTGGCAGCTATGACATCGCCACCTGGAGAGTTGATCCATATTGTTATGTCACCACCTCCATTCATGAGCTCTGACTTGAACATCTTTGGTGTGACCTCATCTCCGTACCAAGTCTCATTCGCTATGGCTCCATCAAGGTACAAGGTTCGTCCTTCATCGCTTTCCACCCAGTTCCAAAACTTTTTTAGTTTCATTTTCTTTCTCACCTCCTTCGAGATTAGGTTCCGTCAGTTTTGGCACACTTGCCATATCCATCATTGCTGCATTTACCATGTACTTGTTGCCTCCAAGCTCCTCCGGTATCAGGTTCATCTCCTCCAACTCCCTTATGTCATTAGCTGACATTATTCCATTCTGTCTCATAGTCTGGTAGAAACTTGCCCTCGAAGCAGCATCACCTCGAAGCCTTCCGTTTAGGTTGAACTTAACGAAGTACTTCTTTTTGTCGTCATATGAAAACAAGGCCTTTTGCATGGACTGCTCAAGCCTTGATACCCAGGGGACTATTGTGTTGTCTATGAAGCTTATCGACTGGTGTTCGATATTTGAAAATGTCGCCCTATCAAGTGACGCCACTAGGTGTGGTGGTACCCGGAATATTCTGCATATCTCCTCGGTCTGAAACTTCCTTGTTTCCAGGAACTGTGCTTGCTCCGGAGGTATTCCGATGCTTTGGAACTTCATGCCTTCCTCAAGGACTGCTACTCTATGAGCATTGCTGCTGCCCTGATACACAGCATTCCAGCTATCCCTCACTCTCTTTGGATCTTTCACTACGCCTGGATGCTCAAGGACTCCTCCTGGATTAGCTCCATTGGCGAAGAATGTAGCTCCATACTCTTCTGTCGCGATTGCCATACCAACAGCATTCTTTGCCATAGCTATTGGAGAATATCCAACCAGACCATCAAAGCCAAGTCCTGGAATGTGCAGCACATCCTCAGACCTGAGCTTGGTTGAACCAGATTCATTCCTGTATTCGTAGATCAGGTCTCCATTGAAGTTCCTATCTACAACTATTCGATCTGGGAGTAGCGGATACAGCGATAGCACATTACCTCTACCATCTCTGATGATCTGAGCATAAGCATTTCCCCAAAGTAAAAGATGACTCATCAGTGTTTCTCTAAACACAAATGAAGTCATCTCAGGATTCGGTTCATCATGGAGGATCCGATATAACCTATGTTCCAAGGCCTTCTCCTTACCGTTTAAAGTGTGCTCATACACATGTAGTGGCAAGCTGGCTATTGTCTCAGCCAGTATCCTTACACATGCGTACACCGCTGTTGTCTGCATTGCTGTCCGCTCATTTACTGTCTTACCGCTGCTGGTGCTTCCAAAGAAGAAGCTATAATTGCTGCCATAGTATGTATTTGCGATTGGCTTATCTCTTGATCTGAATAGCCTTCCAAGTATAGGTATCTGCATTTGCTACCTCCTCCAACTAATTCTGTGCAAACTAAAAGCACCTCTTTCGAAGTGCTTGGCTGATAATTCTATTCTCCATAAAGTATGAATTCCAGGTATTCTTTCTTATGCTCGTCAATGAACAATACTAATTCGAAATAGTCATTATTGTATGCTTCTCGTTGGACACCATAAATATCAAACATCGAATACTTACCTGAATCTCGGATGTCTAAAATTTGCTCCTTAAGCTTGTCCGTTAAAAGTCCAGGTTCTGCATAGTAACATCCGTACCGGCAATAAGAATGCCCTTCAGATTCACAAAGCACACCGTCCTTAGCACCTTCAGCCTTTACATAAATACAGTGGTAGACTCCATTAGTGTCCACGAACATAGCATGTAGGTTCTGCTCAATGAAGGGATAATCGTCCAAGAGGTTAGCTGCAAAGTTGTCGTATTCAGCTTGGGTAAGCTCCACAATCTCTTCGATGACAAACTGTGTGCCTTCAGAGAGCCTTGTAGCCCTCGACTTCAGTTCTGTCACATCAACTGGCTTCCTTAAGAAAACAGCCTTAGCCATTGCGCTTACCTCCTCGGATCCCATCGTAGTTGAAGTTGCCTTTCCTGATCTCAGCATTCTCAGCCTCGACTGCCTTCTTGTAGTCCTTGTACTTAGTCTCCTTTACCATGCACTCCATGCATATGCAGTCGGTGTTGAACATTGACATTATCCTTCCATCCTTAAGTTCCTTGTGGCACCTGTCGCAGCGTGTCTGAGTGAAAAACCTATCGCTCACCTTTCTTCCTCCAACTCTTCCAGGGCACTCCTGAGTTCCTCAAGAATGTTGCTTGCATACTTCTGAGTAGTGATGTTGACCTTCTTTCCAATTGTCTCCATGTCTCCTTCAACCATCTCGATAAGTCCTTTCAAGAGTTCAACTGCTTTGTTATCCTGTACCTTGATTCCTGTTGGGTTGAGCTTTCTGAATGTACCTTCTTTGATAAGGCTCTGTAGCTCTGTCTCGCCATACATCATCACATCTTCATTGATGTTCTCAAGGATGAAGTCGCTGCCCCATTTTCCTATTATTTTGCAGACTGCCTTGCCATTCTTTGTGATTAAGAAATCACCTTTTTTCATACACAAACCCTCCTCGGTTATCTTGTTATTACATATATCACTCTAAAAGCTATATATAGCAAGTTAATCTTGAGATTTATGTATTAGTTTAACACCAGGATCCCGCGATCATCATAGACACTGCCCCTTATCTCATTCCTGATGGCTCTATCCAATGCCATGATCAAGGCAACAGCTCCGTCAATCTTCTCTGTGCTTTTCTCCTTATCCGGCTTTATGTTACCGGCTGGATCTGTCTTGACGTAGATGTTGTCCATCATCCAGCGGAGCACAGGATTCCCTCCATGGGCTATCTTCTTCTCTAGTGTCAGCTTCATTAGCTCCTTTGTAGGTGGAGACATGTCCTTGTAACCTTGGCCAAAAGGAACCACAGTAAAGCCCATTCCCTCCAGGTTCTGGACCATCTGCACTGCTCCCCATCTGTCGAATGCAATTTCCTTTATGTTGTATTTTGTCCCAAGCTCCTCAATGAAGTTCTCAATGTAGCCATAGTGGACCACATTTCCGTCCGTTGTTTTTATGAAGCCTTGCTTCTCCCAGGTATCATAAGGAACATGATCCCTTCTTACCCTGTTCTGAAGGTTATCCTCAGGGATCCAGAAATATGGCAGTACTATGTATCTCTCATCTTCGGTTCTTGGTGGAAACACAAGAACAAATGCTGTTATGTCTATGGAACTTGAAAGGTCTAAACCAGCGAAGCACTCTCTTCCTCTCAATTCATCTGGATTTACTGCAAAGTCACATTCATCCCAGTGGTGCATCTGCATCCACCTGACTGATTGCTTAACCCAAATACATAATCTTAACTGCTTAAACAGATTCTCCTCTGCAGCATTCTGCCTGGCATTCTCACAGGCAATCTTGATCTTATCTTCCTGGACTGTTATTCCAAGACTGGGATTGGCTTTCTTCCAGACTTCAGGATTTGTCCAATCATCATTTTCATTAGCAGCATAAATTGTAGGGTAGAATGTTGGATCAACCTTTCTCCCCTCCATGATGTCCATTGACTTCTGATGGAGCTCGTAACCTATGCTGTTGAAGTCATTTCCTGCTGTTGTGATTAGGAAGTTCACTGGCTGTCTCCTTGCATCAGATGCTCCATGAAGCATGACATTCATCATCTCCCTGTTGGCTACATGAGTCTCATCAAAGAGCACCGCTGTTGGTGAGATACCATGCTTCGAGTATGCCTCGCTTGAAAGCACCTGATAGAAAGAGTTCATTGCTGGGTACACGATTCGCTTTTGCGATGCCACGACCTTTAGCCTTTTCTTTAGAGCCGGACTTAATGAGATCATGTCCACTGCCACGTTGTAGATTAGGCTGGCCTGGGCTCTGTCTGCAGCGCAGCTGTAAATTTCAGCTCCTCGTTCACCATCTGCTGTAAGCATATAGAGAGCCAGTGCAGCTCCCAGTTCAGTCTTCCCCTGTTTCTTGGCAATTTCCACATAGGCAGTTGTTATCTGCCGGAATCCGTTTGGCTTGATGATTCCAAATATATTCCTGATTATCGTCTCTTGCCATGGGAGGAGCTTGAATGGCTGATTGTACCATTCACCTTTGGTGTGCCTCAGGTTCTCAATGAACCTTACAGTATGGTCAGCCCTTTCAGGTATGTAGGTTGATGTTGGCAGCATGAACTTTGTAGGGACAAACAGATCGCTTTTCTTACTAGCCAGTTATCTCACCGCATTCTTTTGGAAAATTGAGAGAAGCAAACTCACCAAATAACATTAATGCTGCATTGTCCCTAACCTTAGCTGCCAGCCTCGAATCATCGAAGGTACCTATGTGATATTTCTTCCCACAGAGATGTATGTATGCTTCAAAGGCATTCTCACGTTTAGCCTTACTTACTCCGATGTACCCTGAGGTGTTTGTCCTCTTGAGGCTCTGATTGAAGCAGTTTTCCTGATGATTGCAGATCCTTAGATTCTTTCTTCTGTTGTCTAACCTGTCCCTTGAGATATGATCCACTTCCATACATGATGGATAGTTTAGGATCACCTTGTGTAGCGGAACAACCTTACCTTTTCTCTTTGTTGAAATATATCCTTTTTTGGACAGGTGCCAGCTATGCTTTCGTATCTTATCATAATCAACCTTATCAAAAGTAAAAGCCACACCATTTCTGGTGTAGCCTGTAATGTAGGACTCTCTTTCAATGATCACATATGTCAATCCCCAGCACCTCCCTTCAGAAGTAGGAGCTCCATTGGATCATCACTCTCCAACGGCTTATCTGTGACGATTCTACTCCTCGCTGAAGGAGTCAGACCGAACTGTTCACAGAACCTATTCATTATCTTCAAGTAAGTCTGAGCTATTGAAACCTGCGGGACCTGCTGCCAATAGCCTGATGGAGTCTTTACTATGGTTCCATGCTTAGTTATGAACTCCTCCGCTTCCTTCCACCTGGCATATGCCTGACAGTATCCAGCGAAGGCTGCCATGTCTACTTCAGAGAGGACTCCCATGGTCTCAAGAAGCTTTCCGGTCCTTCGCCATTCCTTCTTAGCTTCAGCATCAAGCCACACAGGACACTTGGGCATCTTCTTATCCGGCTTAGGTTCAAATTCGTTTAGTGCTCGCTTTCCTGGATTTCCTTCCAGGACCTTTATAGCTGTTGGCTTTGGTTTTCGTCCTCTTGTTGCCATGGTCATCACCTCCTCCCATAAGAAAAGAGCCCGAAGGCTCTATCAAGTGTTCTTCTATTTCTCAATCTTTGGTTCCACTCCTCTAAAAGCTGAGTTTCCGCCAAGGCCTTTAAGAAGGGCTGCTCTATTTCCCTTGTGCTCCGAACCGTTAAGTCCTAACCTGATTAACCATACCCGCAGTGCGTACTTTGGATTTTCATCCTGTGAGGCTTTGTATGAAGCGTACTTCAGTTGCCTGGCTTGATTTGCTGCAGCCTTTAGGACTTCTCTTAGTGCTTTGACCTTAACCTCGCTGATGCCATCCGCGCTAAATTCCGCAATGGGAACCGGCCCACTTAGATTGATTTGAAACCCCTTCAGACGGGGCCTTAAAGGCTCCAGGTTCGCTTCAAGCTCCTTGAGGTCCGTTACCTTGGCCTCTGCCAGTTCTTCGGCAACACCGGCCCCAACAGGCTGCCAGTCAACGCCCAAGGCAAGAGTCAGAAGCTTCTGTTTGCTGGCGAGCATGTTGATAAGATTCCTAATCGTTGCTCCGGTGTGGCCTTGGAGACTAATCACAATTGCTCCCTTCTGTGTTGATGGGCTCTCACCCATAAGCTCTCGCTCTGTGAATATTATCTCATCCTCAGTAGAACCGCTGTTCAGTATGCTCTCAACGAATCTCTCCACCCCATTTGAATCAAGAACCTCACCGATTCTTGTGATAGTGTAGGTTGTCTTTCCGTCTGTAATTTCGTAGCTGAAGGTTGGGGCTCCTTTGTACTTTGCTTTTGCACCCAGCTTCTCCTCTACCGCCTTGATGACTTCCTTCTTGTCCATTCTCAATACCTCCTGTGTTTTCTTGGTAGTGTATATATCACTCTAAACACAGGTTATAGCAAGCTATTATTTTGATTATGACTCCTTAGACCTTACTTCTTTAACAAGGTCAGCATATGGTATCTTCACGCCATCTCTCTCGACATAAACATCTTTATCAGAGCCTACAAAATTTGCGTACCTTCGCAATGCCACGCTTACGTATTTTTCATCAAGATCCATTCCAAAGCAAATTCTATCAGTCTGCTCACAGGCAATCATGGTTGATCCAGATCCCAAGAACGTATCCATCACAATTCCATTGACTTGAGATGAGTTCTTTATTGGGTATGCTAAGAGTCCTATTGGCTTCTCTGTTGGGTGGCTCTCATTCTTCTTTGGTTTATCAAAATTCCATACCGTTGTCTCAGACCTGCCCGTATACCATTTGTGATTTCCTGTCTTCAACCAACCATACAGTATAGGTTCATGGATCCAGTTGTAAGGACTTCGCCCAAGGACCAGAGAGTTCTTTTTCCAGATGCAAACTCCACTAAGATGAAAGCCTGCATCTACGAATGCTTTCCTGAAATTGAGCCCCTCGGTGTCTGCATGGAATACATAAATCGAAGCTCCAGGAGCCATGTTCGCTGCCATGTTGTTGAATGAATCCAAGATGAACTTATAGAACTCTTCACCCTTTAAATCATCGTTCTTGATTGAAAGCCCTGATCCACCGACATAGGAGACTCCATAAGGCAAGTCTGTAACAACCAGGTTAACTTTCTTTCCATTGGCAAGCTTCTGAACATCTTCAGCCTTTGTTGCATCACCACAAACTAGTCTATGTCTTCCAACAATCCACACATCACCACGATTGACGAAACTTGCTTCCTCGAGGGCTTTTGACAGGTCAAAGCCATCGTCTTCTTTAACATCTTTATCATGAAGCTTCGTGAATAGCTCATCTATCTCTGGTGGATCGAATCCAGTGAACTTAAGATCATAATCGAGACCTTCAAGGTCCTTGAGAAGATCTGCGAGCAGGCTCTCATCCCAGAATCCTGATACCTTATTCAGAGCCACATTAAGTGCCTTTTCCTTTGTTTTGTCGATATCAATTACCACGCAGTCAATTTCTTCGACTCCAAGGGTCTTAAGAACCGAGATCCTTTGATGGCCACCAATCACAGTCCTGTCCTTATTCACTATAACAGGATCAACATAACCGAATTCCTTTATGCTATTCTTGATCTTCTCAAACTCACTATCACCAGGCTTCAGCTTCTTCCTGGGATTGTAGCTGGCCGGTATCAGATCATCTATTCTTAGTTTCTTAAATTCCATGTTCTACCTCTCAATGCTTATTGTTTATCTTGTTCAGTCCAAAATCTGAACTTGATATAGTGATCATGACTACAAAATCTACGATTTGTATTTCCATAACTTTGAAACTCTACCCCACAATATTTACAGGTTATTTTCTTGAAGGCAGTCTCCTTAGGTTTTCGATTGCCGGGATGGATCTGCCACCAATTTCTACGGCATACATCCGAGCAGAACTTACGCTTTCTCCCAGTTGATGATTGAATTAGCTTTTTATTGCAGTGCCTGCAGATCAGGGATGAATTCTTCTGTTCCTCTAGGTTCAAAGCCACAACAACCGAACTGCCACCAATGCCATGCCTCTGGCAGAAGCTCCTGACATTGTTTCGATTCATTCCCATTGCTGCTGCAATTGCCTTGTATCCGAAGCCATTTACCCTTAGTTCAGTTATTTTTTGTCGTTCTTCATCAGTCATGTTCTTCACCTCACCAGAAACAAAAAACGCCTCGGTTGGCTCACTTCTGAGCTCACCTTAGCGTTCATACTTATTTATCTTGTAGTGTATATTCTTGAAAGGCTAGTTATGAGGACTGCTCTGTCACGAGTACTTCGCAACATGGGAAGATTGTGTAATGTCTCTCAAATTATTTGCCTATTAAATTTACTATTTCCTCATAAGTTATTTCCTTGTAACGGTTAGGTGAATATAAAGAATCAGTCGTTTGTGGGATTTTTAGTAATAATTTCTCAATATCAAATATGTCAGGCAATTTATTACGGTCATCATTTATGAGGCATATGTACTCTCCACTTACTGGGTCAAACATATGATGACTAGTTACGACTGTACCATCAATTATATCAAAGAATTCTTCTTGGTTATCAATCATCTTTTCATAAATAAATTCAAATAATGCTTCTTTATCAATCTTTATTACTCTACATGTATTGTTTTTTAAGTGTTTGACCTTGTTACTTCCCATAGTATACTCAGTCCTCCGATTCGACTAGAAATATGAGTCGCCATATCCTACTATTGCGAATCAATTACTTACACAATCAGTATAACCAATTATTTTTAACAATTCTATGTCTCAAGCGCATTTCATAGAGATTCATACCTTAACTAATACGCAAAACCCAATATTCTAAATTGCTTGTATCCCAATGATTAAGGTGCTTTCCGGCACCATTTCGCGATACCCCCCTTATGAAATTTCGCGAAAATTCACGTGTTGGGAACGCGCGTTCGAAACCCCTTGAGCCCCAAGGGTTTTCAGCCCCCTACCCCTCATGTAACGGTTTCAGTATTTGTATGAAACATGCATATCTTCCACTCGAGTTTTCCGGTTGTGACACCTTGTACATAGTGGTTGCCAGTTGGTCTCATCCCAGAAGAGGATCATATCACCTCGATGAGGTATGATGTGATCAACCACAGTTGCCTTGGTCAGTGACCCAACCTGCATGCACCTTACACACAGAGGGTGTGACTCAAGGTACTTCTTCTTAACCTTACGCCACCTGCCATCATAGCCTTTGTCTGTTGAGCTTAGCACTGTTGCTGCATGCTGCTTGGCATGAACATCGCAGTACTTGCCTGCAGTGAGCAGCGGACAACCAGGCTGCTTACAGGGCTTCATTGGTTTCCTTGGCATACAGCTTCCTCCCTAAAGTTAAAGCCCTGAGATTACTCTCAAGGCTTATTTAAATTCTTTCACAATTACATATTATCACAGTTTGGAGTGTCTTTTAGTGTCCTCTTAGTGTCCAGTTTTGCTTGTTAACTCACAAATGAGACTTCTTCCCCAAAAATAAAGCCCTGAGATTTCTCTCAAGGCTTACTTACATTCTTCCACAACTACATATTATCACAGATTGAGGTGTCTTTTAGTGTCCTCTTAGTGTCCAGTTTTATTCAGCCACTAGTTTTCATTGTCTCGCTTTCAGTCAGAATTCCATTTACTGTATTTGATACACGAATATGCTTCTCCAAGACCTTCTCAGCCTCACTCAACGCTCGATTATGAAGTTTCAAAATCCATCTTACATGGTATCCAAGCAACTCTGAGATCTCATCCCATTGTTTGTTCTTAATATACCTGAAGTCGATTATTGTTCTATGTAGTGGATCTTCAATCTCTAGGACGAATAGCTCCATCTCGTTCTTTAGTTCATACAGCTTATCGATATCCCTATTTATTTCTTGTTCAAGCATCACCATCTTCACAATTGTATTCTCCATAGGACTTTTCTGTTTACTCGAACTTACCCGATCTTGTCTAAGACTTGATGTTATTCGCATTGTTCTAGCTTTCAACTCTTCTTTCTGACTCAGCTTCATGTTGATCTTCTGGTCCAGAAAGTACGCTTGACTCAAATATTTTTTCACATCCATTCGCATCCCTCCAATTCTTTCAAGCTTGCTCTCACTTCATCCAAACTTGTCACTTTGTAAGCTTTGCCGCCAGCCTCTTTGATCTTCTCAAGAGCTACTGACTGCAGTTTGGTAAGTCTTCCCGTCTCTGTTTTAACTTCAAAGGCCAAAAAGTTTCCTCTGTAACAACAAATGATGTCAGGGATTCCAGTAGTTCCGTACATACCACCATGCTCCTTCCAACAGAAGCATTTAGGTTGAGACTTAAGGTATTTAAGGATTTTCGCCACGACCTGTTTTTCTAACATATATTATTAATTATCCTTTATTATTATATATATGTTTCCTCTGTTACCTCATTTTATGTGTACACACACCTCGTATAGGAGCACATTAAATTACACGTACGTTTTATCTAATCATACATATATATACTTATGTGTCCGGAAAAACATGGAAACAGAGGAAACAACGGTAACATGCTTTGGTTATTTTTCAGTTTTTACGATGAGTGGAACTGCATTTTCTTCACTCGGATCCAATTGAATCTCAATGACTTTACACGATTTCCCATTGATTCTTTTTTGATACTGCATCCTGGTGTTCCCTTTCGTATCCTTACGCGTGGTGATATACCCTCTGTCTTTAAAACCTCTGATCACTTTGCTGTAATCGAACCCTACTTCCTCCAATGCAGCCCTTAAAAATGCTGGAATTATGTAGTAAGTTGAGCCGTTGCAGATGCCATATGTAACTTGCGTGTCGTTTGTAAACCTGGCGGTATTGCTTACAAGCCAGCCTTCAACATACTCCCAAGCTCTCTCAATGGTATCCACTTTCTCCAGTTGTTTGTTGTTTCTGAGAGCAGCATATCCCAATGAAACCGCTTGATTCCATGCTTCATCGTTAGATATTTCAAACACTGATACTGATGACAGATAATCACCGAGGCAAACTACAGCCACATTATCCAGCTGACTATTTGCTTTACTCTTATCTTTCTGTTGATAATATGAACTGATGTCATCTCTAAGCTTTGTATATACTTCCTTCAGATGTTTCTTGCCTTTACCATAATTCGAAAGAATGTGGCGAAGATATTCCTCTCCACCATAACCGAAGTTATTCTCGCTTATTATGTGGAGTTCATGAGCGAAGTCTTCATCATCCACAGGTTTTGAATAAAGTTCAAGGACCCTGGACAAGACTCCATCGTTGGAGTTCTCCTTTGAAATAGGCTGTTCACCGGTGGTTACCACGATATTGTTCCATTCGGTTTTATCTTGAAGTCCGCCTTCTTTTGCTCCTCTTAACCTGCCAAATCCCATGGAGAGCCCATAGATTATTGTCTCCGCTGATATTCTTCTATCATTCAGCACTTGCAGTTCATCGATGGCAAAGGGTAGATTATTGAGTGCTCCTGCCATTCTCTCAAGACCTACTGATGTAGCGTTAAAACTCGCCAGAAGCACCTTTGGATCACCCCAAACACTTAAGCCAAGCTTTACTGCAGCAGTCTTACCACTCTTTGAATCATGCCATATATGCACAAAGAATATTCTATGCTTCAGGGGCTCAAGTAAAGGTGATGCAAAAGATGCTGATATTAGAAACCTAGCGATAGGGTTCTCTCTCGCCTTAAGCACGTTCTCCTTCCAGAGCTCATAGCTGCCGTCCTTGTGGATAGCTACCATTATGTCTGTTCCTTCCTTGCTGGCGCTGTCATAAATAACTTCATCTTTGGTTACGAATGGATAGAATTGATTGCATTTATCAAACCAACCAATCCTAGAAATGGACTTAGTTATCGGTATTCCTTCGGCATTCCTTAGGTCATAATCCCACAGATACTTTACAAGATCTCCTGAGGAATCAGAGCTTACTTGTATGCCATTGTCCGCAAATTTCATTATGGAATTCTTGTTGAAGACCTGGGACGGTGAAGTTATTATTCGCTTCCATTTCCTGTTGTTAAAGTATGCCAGCTCCACCTTCGCTGAGTTATCATCGATGTTCTCAAACTTTCTGGAGATGACAATAGGCGAGGGACATATTGTTGATACAACTGTCCCCCCGCTCGAAGTTGAATATTTTCTAACACCATTCTTCAAGGTTACATCCCATCCATGTGGTTGGATTGCTCCTCTTAGGTCTATACCATCAAGTTTTAATGGTTTGCTATCATCAGGATCCATTTCGAATCCTGCTTCTTTACTTGCAGCTTTGAGTGCATTCTCAAAATCTCTGATGCTAACCTTATTCTTTAGTTTCTGCTTGTACTTCGTATACTCAGCAGGTAGGCTTTTCTTAGCATAGGCCATAGCTTTAATATTCTGCTCTGAAAACACCTCGTCAATGTCTACGTTATCTTTTAGAACCAGTTCTTTGACCAGCTCCTCCATTGACTGAGAACCATGAACTATGGGAGCTTTGACTGTGCACTTTGGATTACAGGTGAAGCCCAGAGCCTCTTGTATGTAGCTGCAGGTATGCGGCTTATCTTCTTTGAGTGCTCGTCTGATTCTCTTTTCAGTTTCAGTCTTATCGTATTTGGGATAGTCCTTGCTGTATTCGTGAACTACTCCAGCTCCACCTTTAGTTAGAGCCATGTTACTGATCATTGCATGCCAGTATGGCTCTGGGAGGGTTTTAGCATTATCCCTGCAATGCCTTATGAAGCTGCATTTCTCAGTGATCCTTTCTGCTGATGCTTCTGAGGTACTTTTCACCACAGCTCTTTCTTCAACAGGTTTGGAGACGGAGCTGTATTTTTTGAAGGTATCGATACTGTACCTTGTTCCATTTGATTCCATGACCTTGCATTCAGTCTTATTCTCTAGTTTGTGATTTAGTGTTCCTGGTATCCTTAGCATTCTTGCAATGTCATATACTGAATCGATTCTCCACCCTAGGATCTTAGCTCTTTCATTGATGTGTTTACCCCAACCGGAAACTATGTCCTTGATCTGCTCCATTTCCTGCTTTGAACTAATGATGAATGGTTCATTGAGGAGCCAGTATACATGCATACCATTTCCTGACCAAACAATGATGCTTGGTTTCACTGGAAGGCTACCCATGAACTGAAGTGCAATTTCCCTAGTTTCAGGGAGAGCAGTCTCTGCATGAGCTGCTCCCTTTACATCGATATCTGCATATAGCACATTAACTGAATGGATATCATGATCACTGCCTCGTAGTCCTAAACCAAGCTGCTTCTTTCGTAGGTTCACCCCGAAGAAGGTGTTGGTTTTCTTTCCAAGCTCTGCTGCCTTTTTCTCTGCTTTATCGAGCTCAGTTACCTTGAACCAGAAAGTTTCTTTTTCAGGGATGGTATTCAGTGTTATATACCCGTCTTTACAACCTTTATATATTTCCCTTAAAAACCCTTGATTGACCATTGTATCCCTCCCCTGCGACCTTCTCACCGATTCTGTTTGTCTCCTCACACAGATCATTGAAGTATCTTATCTTCATGTTCCTATGTTCTGCTCTTTCAATCTCCTTAACCATGCCAGGGGAGCGCTTGTTTCCAAACACCCAGAGCTCTCTGCACTTTGAAAGAAGAACTATTCCCATGAACAGTGCATCTTCTCTTTCTTCCGGTTGGTTGTCGTCCATGAACTGAGGGAACAGGAGGTGTGGAGCTATTGGGATAACTCCCTTAGTCACAGCAAACCTGCTGTATCTTCTGGCTCTTTCAACATTGGTAGCAGTGTCCCCTGCAAAGGGTGAGCATATGTATACTACTGGTTTGAACCTTCTTTCTTTCTCTATTCTCACTAAAGCAGCATATGCTGTTGGATCTATGTAATGTTCTGTATTGTATAGATTTACGCGTTCCATTTTATCAACTCCATGTTCATTATTCTTTCCCGCTCCAGGACCTTCCTTAAGCCTCTCATTGCTCCGTCCAAATCTCCTGCGAGAGCTTGTCCTCTTATGGTTTTGTATGTTTGCTTTGGGATGCTACACTTGTAGCTCTCCAAGTCTTGTATGAATTTCTTTCGTTCAATCATCCTAGCTCCTCCATGCTTCCGAATCTGTCTCCTATGGCTCCTTCGGCTACGATTGGTACATCGAAGCCTTCGAAAGGAACTGCCTCCATGCAGCCTTTTACGAAGGTATACGCCTCTTGTACCTTATCCTCTGGTACTTCGAATACAAGCTCGTCATGGATGGTTAGCAGAGGCTTTATGTATTGTCTCTCGCTTAATCCTTCTATGAGCCTTGCCATAGCGAGCTTCAATATATCTGCTGCTGTGCCCTGTATCGGCGTGTTTAAGGCGCACCTCTCCCAGTAGGACCTTACACCCCACTCAGCGCTTAGGATGCCTTTGAGGTACCTTCTACGTCCTAAAGAGGTCTCGCTGTATCTTTTATGCTTTGCTATACTTTTTGTGTCGTTCTGCCACCTGGTTAGTCCTGGATAGCCTGACTTCAGGCTGTTTATTATCTTTGCACATTCTTCTTCAGTCTTTACTAGGCCTGCCTTGAACTGCAGGTTACGCTGTAACCCTTTTGGATATAGGCCATAAAACACTCCAAAATTAGAATTTTTAGCTATGCTTCGTCTTTCTTTGTAGTCCTTGTGAGCAGTATCCAATGCTTCATCGAATGGGATGTTGTAGATAACCGATGTAGTTTGAGCATGTATGTCTCCACCATTCCTGTAGGTTTCAAGCATCCTCGCATCTCTGCAGTAATATGCTCCGACCCTTAGCTCAATCTGTGAGAAATCCAGGTCCAGGAACTTATTGCCATCAGCTGCTTTGAAGAAGTTACGCACTCCCACACGATCATTGCCCTTTCTTGGTATGTTCTGTAGATTTGGTTTCCTGCTGGCGAAACGCCCTGTTTCGGTTCCAAGCTGAAAGAAGTTAGGATGGATCCTGCCAGTAACATCATTTACCTGGGTTAGGTATCCGTCTATGTACGTTGACTTAAGCTTCCCCCACTTCCGGAACTCCAGGACCTTATCAAAAAGTGGTACGAGCTCAGGTCTGTTGACTTTGCTCCAATCAGCTAAGAGCATTAGAGCTTCGTCATCTGCTGCTTCGTTAAACTTCTCAGTGGTCTTTAGAACTGGGAGCTCCAGCTCCGTGTACAGAAAATCCTTGAACTCCTTCGTTGCTGCATTAAGCCCCAGGTTGACCTCTCCGATCATGTCAGAGATATCTTGCCTCAACTGGCTTAGCTTCTCTTCAGCCTCTACCTTCTTCTCAAGCATCAGGTCAATGTCTACAAGGATTCCATTATGCTTCATAAGCCCGACAAATACTGCTGTGGGTGACTCTATCTTCTCGACTATGTACCTATGGCTTGGCATGTACTTATCGAACCACTCATTGAATAAATGGTATATCCTTAAAGTGTAGTCCGAGTCTGCACAAGCGTATCTGATGGTCTCATCGTCATCTGGATCCATCTCATCAAAGTGCCTGCCTGCAGTCACATCAGCGAAGCTTGGCATATCCACTCCAAAGAACTCTGGTACCAGCTTCTTAAGTCCACTGTCCTTAAGCTCCCGAAACTCTGTCTCTGTCTTAAGAGTCAGCTGGCTTGCAGCAATGGTGTCGTAGCAAGGCTCATGGATCACAGTTCCTTGGTGGTAATAGAACATTGTTTCGAAGGCTAAGTTATGCGCAATTTTTATCCTGCTTCTATCGGTTAGTAGTTTTGCAACATAGGATTCAACATCCTGCATATTTGTTACGTTGTTTCCTCTAACATGGCGAAGGGGTACATAAACTCCTGTTCCTTCGCTTACACTGAATGACACTCCTGTGATTCTTGATTTATGTGGATCAAGAGCTGCAAACTCCTCACCTCTATGCTCCTCATCAGCTGAGGTCTCAATGTCGAAGGAGAATATGCTGCTTTCGCCTATATAATCTTTAAGTTCATCCAGTGTCCTCACACACTTGTAGTCTGTCATATGATCTCCTTATAGGAGGAGCAGGCAGTTAACCTGCTCCGTTACAATTCTTCTTATCTGAATTTGTCCAGTATCTCACCGGTTTCCACGTCTATGAATGGATTCTCATTATCGTCAACCCCGTCAATTTCGTAGCTGATCTTGCCGCTAAGTATTTTGACATCCTCAGCTACCTTCGCTACTACACTTACCTCGTCACTAGTGAGGAGCCTATCTATGGAGAATCTTGCCTGTGAATAGGCTATTCCTCCACTGTTTGTGGCTTTCCTCAATGTGAACCTCGTAACGACTGTATGAGCTTTATGTCCTTTACACAGGAGCTTTGTCACATATTTAGTGAACTCCTTGATGGAGCCTGTAGGTAGTGTTATTAGCACGGGTAGCAGGTTTCCTTCAAACAGGAGATAAATCCTACGCCTAGCCTTGCAGGCCTTGCTGTTGTTTTCTCCGCTGCCGAACTTGTTGTACTGGCAGGAACTGCAAGAACCTCCAGGATTACCTTCTCCAAATATGCCATCATAGCTGCCACAGTCTGGTGGCTGATTCCCTCCTGTGTATTTATTCCTGTAGAACATCTGCATTGGGTGATGATATAGGATTACTCCTTTGAATTCTTTCACTGTTTCAGGCTCACTAGAATCATCTCCAGGTATTTCAAACATGGTGGCGCCACCAGAGGGTAGCTTCACCCTTTCAAAGCTCAGGTCCATGCCTGCAAGTTCCTCAGTTAATGTGTCTGCTAGGTTGAAGTCCGCCAGCTTAAGAAATCCCTCATTTGTGCTTGGTACTGCAATTTCGTTGTTTTTCAATTTTGTGTCCTCCTCGATTTATTTCAAGCTTCTATGCTCTTATTTTCTTTGTTGCGTTGTTGCGGTGTTGCTTTGTTGCGGTGTTGCGATGTATGCGATGTATCAGGTGCTTTAAGCCTTCCTGACCCCAACTGTGGTCCTCTCGAATACGTTTACTTTACCTTCGAGCCAATTGGGTAATAAATCCTCATTCTCTGATATCTGCTCTTTGACGAAGGCAGACAGACTGTTTGCGTTGACAGTCTCAACCACAAGGGATCCATACCCTTGTTTCTTGAGGGCTTCAAAAAGCTCCTCTTTCTTCTCTCCAGCAGCGGATGCGTAAATCTTGGTGTTAAGGTAAAATAGTGTACCGCTGCGATTGAAGCTCTGTGTCTCATTGTTAATCATTAGTTCGGTTAGCCTCTGGTCCGTTTCCTCGATTGTTTTGTTTATGAATTTTAGTTCTTCCTCCACTTGCTTCTTTACACTTCTGAGGTCCTTTAGCTTGTCTGCTAGTTTGAATATCTCATTCTCTATGTTCCTCCCCTCCCCTTATGTGATTATGTTCTTCCAGTTGTCCACGATTGAATGTGCAATATCCTCCTTCTTCTGGAGAGCAGTGAGTACTGTCTCGTCGATAGTTCCTTTAGCAACCAAGTGAATGTACACGCATTTGTTCTTCTGGCCAATCCTATGTATCCTGGCCTTTGCCTGAATGTAATCTGCGTAGTTGTAGGATAGACTGTAGAAGACGCAGGTGCTTGCTGCCGTCAGGGTTATCCCCATTGAAGTGGTTTGTATCTGTCCCAAGAAGACTCTGCATTCTGGGTCCTCCTGGAAGCGCCGGATCTCTTCTGCCCTATCTCTTGTACTTCCGTGGATAGTAGCGTGCCCGACCATTCTGTTTTCAAAGAGCTTTTTGATCTGTTCTATCTCCGGGATGAACCTGGCCATTACAACAAGCTTTTCTCCTGATTCTAGAACTGAGTCCAGGATATCCTCCAGAGCTTCAAGCTTAGCACTTGATACTTGCTCGTAGCGCTCTGTTTCATCGTCTGCCCTGATGAATCCCCCGGTCATCTGCTGAAGCCTTAGAATCCTTGTAAGGATATTTGTGGCTGTTACCTCTCCCTTGGATAGTTCCAAGTATGAGTCCCTTACGAACTCCCTGTACTGCTTTAGAGCTTTTGGTTCGAGGGTTATTGGATGTATCTCGTCGATTGTCTCTGGAAGGTCCAGAGCGTCAGCCTTAGTTACTCTGTAAGCTATTGAATGTGCCTTCTCTATGAGCTCTGACATATTCTTATAGGCTACTGGCTGATGGAATGTTCCAAGCACCGCAAATCGGTTCTTGAATGCGTAGAAGGAGCTTCCGAAGATGCTCTCATCCAGCATCTTATACTGGGAGTAAAGGTCTAGTGGATTCTGAGTTACTGGTGATCCTGTTAGGATCATCCTGAATCTGCATTTCCTTGCAATTCTGTGGACTGACTTGCTGGTCTTGGCTCCTGGATTCTTAATCCTTGTTGATTCGTCTGCTATGATGAAGTCAGGTGACCACTTGAGAAGTTCATCCTCGAGTAATGGGACGCTGTCGTAGTTGACTACTGCTATCTGGAGTCCTGGACCTGTGATCGTCTTTAATTGTTGCACCTTTTTCACGGTGCTTCCTGATAGGATTCGCAGTATGTACTGAATGTTTGAGAATTTTTCAAACTCCTCTTCCCACACTCCAACGATTGATTTCGGTGCGATGATGAGAGCTCGTTTTATCTTGTTGTTCAGGTATGCTCTGCCTAGTACTGCGATTGTTGTGATTGTCTTGCCGCAGCCCAT